CTCTGTCATTCCAGCCATCCCCACTCTTTAAGCTGGGCCATCTCCTTGTTCACCCTCTCGCCGATGTCTACTCTGTATTGCTTGCCACTGATCGAGAGGCTGTCGAGCAGAGAGTAGACCTTGCGCCGCGCGGCTCCGGTGTAATCGAGCGGCCCATTGCCTCTCTTTCCTCCAACGGGTCCCTTCGCCGTGGCCTTAAGGAGTACACCATCCCCACCCGCAGTCTTGTAGCTTCCCTTCTCTTTGTAAAGATCGGTGAGAAATAGGTGCGGGAGAGTTGAGTCGTCGATGCCATCGAGGGTTTCTCCGGCGGAAGACTGGTCAGGCTTACGGACAGGCCACGGCGGAATGCTGAGACGGACAGCGATCATGGCTTGATCGGTTAGAGGGCACTTGTCTGTCGTACCACAGGCTACTTCGTAGAGGAAGTCGCACAGGGGAACAGTCAGCCCTTCAGCTAGAGCCTCGACGGCATCGTAGCCCATGCGGGAAGTAGCCTCTAAGGCATAGGCCCCGTTCTCGTTGACGATGCAGTTGATGTCTAGGGGGCCTCGGTAGCCAATCTGGCGTAGGAAACCTGACAGTCTGGCCACTGTCGAGTGCGTGAGCGCGTCCCCCGCTAACGGCGCTGCAAGCACAACGTTTCCCATACAGCCTGTATTGACTCCGAGGCCCCCAGCTAAGAAGCGCTTCTCTTCAAAGGTGTGGTTCATCGGGGTCAGGAAGTCCTGGCCGTTGAACCATCCTTCTGTAGATACCTCTATGCCATTGAGGCAGCGCTGGAGAATGCCATTGCAGTCGGGGGAGAGTCTGGCTAAACTCGGGTCCCACTCCGTCTCGACTTTGACTACCATCGTCTTCGCCGTCGAGAGGTTTCCAGACGGCTTGATCACCCATCCGTTCTGCCACGGCATCTCCTTCCGCAGACGCTGGGCTTCTGCGAGGTTGTTGAAGGGGTGAGTCTCAGGAGTAGCTACGCCTGCGGTATCGAATAGCCGCATGCCGAGTGCGCGGTCAAGCTCGATCTTATCGAGGACGGCAGAGCAGCCCAGGATAGGCTTTCCCAAGCTCTTGATTTCGGGTTCCAGATTGCCGAGGCCGACGCAATCGGTGATAATGAAATCCGCACTAGGCGCGTGCGCTCGCCAATCCTGCACTCGGTCAACCATACCAAGTCCGGCTTTAGCGAAACGTTCCTCGGCGATCCAGACGTGAACACGACATCCCTCTAACGACATCCGTTGCGCGGCTCCAAGGCCGTCGCCTTCTTTAGATATAAGGAGGATGTCGTACATTGTCAACTGTATCGTTCGCTGATGCCGTAGCGGCTGCGGGCGTTGTCGTTGCCGGCGTCGGGGAAAAGACGGTCGAAGGGGATGGAGGCTCCGCCGTCCTTGTCGAACACGAAGTCTCCGGCTGTCGGCGAGAGAGGTCGGGGCTTCCACGCTGTCACGATGGAGGCTTTCTCGACGACGAGAAGGGCGTGGCAGGCCGCGAACACACGGTCATCGCGGCTGCCCGCCGACGCCTCGAACTTGCCGGCCTTGCTTTCCACAAAGGTAGACAACTCGTCGTTTAGCTTCGGCGAATGGACAGTCCAAGTGCGAAGTAGCTCACGGCCTGTGCCGAGCAAGAGCCCTCGCGTTGTCTCACTAATCAGTGTGCCATAGTTGTTGATGCTCTGCATCGCCACTTGTGTGGTGCTCTGAGTGTAGGAGCCGCGGTGGAGACGGTCGAGGGGGTAGATGCTTGTGAGCACATTAATCGTAGTCAGGCCGTGGTTATTGCGCTCCACGTTGAGATAGGCGTTGTTAAACTCTCGGCCCAGGATGGCTATCTCTCGGGCTGCTTCGTCAGGGGCTAGGACGTTATTAGCCCACTCGCCGACTTGCTCCCCGAGGTCTAAGTCGAAGAGGCAGAGAACTGTGTTGTCCTGTTCAACACCGCCGCCAACATCGACTCCGCCAACGTAACGATGGCCTTCGATGGGATGGCCTTCGAGCTGCCACAGACTACGACTACGCTGGCGCCACTTCGAGGTCTCTCGATAGTTGACTTGGGGAAAGAAGCTTGAACCCGCCGCGCGGAAGCACTCTTCAAACTGGCGAGGATAATTCTCCTTGAAGCGGACAAGATCACCTCCATAGTCGGCTGTTATACGCTCACGGCGCCAAGCAAGTTGAGGGAGAGAGATGCCGAGGGAGAAGAGTTCTGGCTCTTCCCACTCTTCTCGCAAGCCAGCAGCGAAGCGCTGTTCTGCTTCAGGGTCGAGGGGGAGAGAGCAGGACTGTAGTCCAGTCCAAGGGTAGAAGAAGAGACGGAAGCCTGTACCATCTCGGGCTGCTTGAGCTGTTCGGTGGAACCAGTTACCTCTGCCGTTGCCGGTGCTTTCGACAGCGATATCGCCTGCCTCAGCGGCGGGGAAGGCTCCGTCTCGGATACGCTCAGGGTCTTCGTAGAAAGCTGCTTCGGACAAGTGGAGGTCGCTAATCGTGTCACCACGGCCGAAGCTTCTCTGGCCTGCCGTGCCGATCCAGAAGCTTGAGCCTGTCTCGCCGAAGACTAGCGCATTGGCTCTATCGGTGGTGATCTTCGGCGGGCTGTCTACGTTGCGGAGGTTGGCAATGATGAACTTGGCGCGGCTTAGCAAGCGGGCTGTGGCTTCGGCCTCATGGCTGATAAGTACACAGCTTCTGTTCTCTTCGCTCAAGCACTTCGCAGTGTATCGGGCGATGATGTAGCTACTGATCTGCGCGTGCTGTCTGATCTTTGTGATAAGGTTGCGCCGGGTCCAGTTAGCATCGAGGTCGGCTTGTGTCTCGGAAAGGATGAAAGGCACAGTCTGCCTATCTCGGTTCACGACACAGAACATGTTCTCGATGATGGAGCGGTATGGTGAAGGAGTCGACAAGGTTAGGTCCAGCCTTCAAGAGTGATAAAACCCGCTGCGGCTCCGACTAGGGAGAGGGTAGTAGCTGGAGGGATGTTAAACATCACACCTGCGGGGATAGGAAAACTTGCACTACCATCAGTGTGTGCCGCTGGAACTGCTGCTACGCCAGTGACGCAGCCGTAAGCTGGGACTGCTGCTGTGGTAGGAGTAAGGCGAATTACAGCAATGTTAGCCGGTACAGTGTAGTTGACTGCAACAGCTGACACAGCTACGCAATCCACCCATTGTGGAGTAGGCATCGCTCCATTGCCGACAGGCTGCTGCTGTCTAATCGTTGGAGTGGCCTTGATCTTCGCAATCGATAAAGCAGCCATGAGGCTTCTCCTACTTTACAGCTTCTATCTTATACGAAGGGTCAATGTAGGGGATAAGTTGACCGGAGACGAAGGCAGGAAGCTTCCTTACGCAGTTCTCTATAGCTGTTATTTCTGCCGCAGAAAGACTCACCGGCTCTTTAGCTGCTAGTTTTAAGGCAAGTTGCCAGTAAGAAGGATTGGGCTCCTTAGCGAGGCAGCTTCCTGCTACGCTGCCTAAAGTTAGAGGTAAGCCTTCTTCTGACACTGGTTTCCCTTGCAAGTCTACTAAGGGCTTGCTCATGTCGAACTTAGGCGGCTCTTCGGCTCTTGCCGTGATCGTCATACCCAAGAGTACGACCAAAGGCCATAGTTTCTTCATACACACGATCCTGTAGTTGTCTTCTTGATGATGACATTGCTAGCGTTGAGACATAAGCTAGCCGTCGGAGTTCCTGTTACCACTCCGGGTATAGCAACTTGTTGGGCATTGTCTATTGTCAAACCGGGTGTGAGAACGCCACCTGTTGTTGCAGTCTGCAAGGACAAGCCCGCAGGTACTATTCCGTTGCTTACTGTACCACTTACTGTAGATATGATACGAGTGCCAGCGGTGTACTGAGTCCCATCCCATCCGTTAGCGGTCAACATTCCTATGTTGTCCGGGGTAGCGACTGCAAGCTTCGACGCTTGCGTCCCTCGGGCCTGCGCCAGCCAGATAGCAGTCTGAGAGACTGAAAGTCCAGACACGCTGTCGGAGGCATATCCGTAGAATGTTCCTTGGCCTTCTACATTAAGAGTGGGAAGGTTTCCTCCGAAGCCTGCTTGTGCTAGCTGGCCTAGAAACAAAGCACCATTTTGGGTTACATACCAGCGAGTTACACTTCCTCCATCAGCGAAAGTTAGAACAGTGTTACCGCCGGTTAAAGCAGTAGTGCTTTGTAGCTGTAGGAAGATGCCTGTTCCATTGTTTCTAGCTACTATGTTTGTTTGATTGCCCGACGGCATCGCATCGATGTAGAGGGCGTACTGGCGGTAGAAGCGGATGTATTCTGCTGTGTTGAATATAGGATCACTAGAGAGTCCAGTTTCATTTCCTATATTTAGCCCTATCGCGCAATCCTTGGTTTCGCCTCCACCGGCGCCACAGGTGAGATTGAGGTCAATAGGTACTGTAGTTGTCGTGCCAATCGCTGTGTTAGGCGGGAGGTTAATATCGGGATTGTTGGTGGTGAAGTTTCTAACGGTGAGTTCCCCTCCTACGCCGATACCGCCATTAGTGCCAGACTGCCTCAGTTCGCCTAGACCGTAAATCCCAAAACACGCATTGCCTTGGCTTGTCATCTTACATGCACCTGCTGTTCCAGCAGGAAGTGCAACAGTAGCAGGAGCCAAGTTGTTTACTACTTCGCCTACAATAGTGTTCTGGCCTAAGTTGTTGGTCGCCAGTATACTAGTTGTTCCCCAATATCCGGGGAAGTTGGTGGTCCCTCCTACGTTTAAGTTCGTCAGCCCTGTAATCGTCCCGCCTGTGATCGCCACGGCTGTGGCTGACTGTATTGCAATAGAGCCCAGCCCGAGGTTAGCTCTAGCTGTAGCTACGTTACTTAAGTCCGATAGGTTTAAAGACGGGTTGAGCGGATTGTAGTTCAGCCCCACCGTGAGACTGTTTAAAGTCCACACGCCAAGAGGAAAGTTGTTTACAATCCATTGGTGATTGTTGTTGGCAAGGAGGCAAATCGATGAAGCTACTGTGGAACTTGCTAGTGGAGAGTTAGCCGGCGCTACATTGCTCCCCGCTACGATAGCATCTGCTGCTTGAGGTTGGACTGTGACAGTCTGTGCAGCTAGAACGTTGAAGCAGTAGCTTAAGCCATTATTGTTGAGAACTGGGGGAAGGGTGAAAGTTACTGGGCCTATGGCTCCTTGATTGCTGAAAGTGGAGTAAGTGTCAAGAGGGAGGACTGAGTAGGAAGTTGTTTTAGCCTGCGTAAGCGGGGCAGAGGGGCTAGCACAAGTTGTAGGCCCTGGATAGGAAAAGGCTTTAAGGAATTGGCCTACAGGGCAGGTAGTGGTAGCTTGGCCCCACGCTTCTATAGGGAATAGAAGTAGTAAGGCTAAAAGAGCTTTCGCTAAGAGGTTCATGAACTAGCTCTTCTTCGGCGAGACGGCTTTAAGCTGAGTGGAGAGGTTTTCGAGCCAAGTAACAGTGTTGGGGTCGTTGAGGGCTTTCTGTGTCAAGGCTGCTACTGCCGCCCCGCCCACGCAGCTAGCGTTGATGTAGACTTCGATAGCTGAGGCTTGTGGGACCAGGGAGGCTCCGAAGGCATTGGCCTGCTGTTCGACGGCTAAGGCGTCGGCGCAGCCTGTTTGGATGCCAGAGGCCACCTTGGCCGCGTCGACTTGAGCGCGCTCTACTTGCGAGGCGCTGCAAGCGCAGAGGGGAAGCAGGAGTGCGAAGGCGTAGAGGCTAGTTCTGTGGGACATGGAGGTAAGTTCCTAGAACGTAGGTGAGGATGACAGAGCCTGCCCCCACCGTTGCAGGACTCGGCTGGATGCCGGTGTAATAGTGGACGACAGCGCTGGCTAGGACTATGCCTGCGGCAGAGAGGCCGGCGGCAGTACCTGTGACCTGCGCAGGTGGCGCGCCTCTAAAAAGGGGAGTTGTGGGAGAAGTCGGGGAAGGCGTCGGAAGAGCTTGTGGGGCCGAGGGAGTGACTGGCGGCGGTGGCGGGCTCTGCGGGGAAAGATCGGTCAAGGACTTTTGCTCCTAAGTAGCCGACGACGCTAAGTAGCATCGCTATCAGTATGCCGATGATCCAGCGAAGGGAGTTCGTATTGCTCTTGTGCTGCTCCTGGACTATCTGCTTCCACTCTGTGTGGTTGTCGTCCACCTTCTGCTCCAGTTGGAGCAAGGCTTCCGAGTTCTCCCGGCGGACCTGTAAGCAGTCGTCGAGGTGGCTCTTCATGAACGCCTCGAAGGTGTTGAGGCGCTTCTGCTCGGCTAGCCACTTCTCCGTTACTAGAAGCTTCACCGCTCTGTCCTACGTAGATGGTGTTGTGGACTACTGCCGTGGCGCGGCTCTCGGCCAGTAAGGCACGAGCGAGGCCAACAGCGCTCACCCCTCCTTGAACCTCCCCGGCCGTCTTGCCAAAGGTGCCTTGTCCAGTCATCTCGAAGTAGGTACGTGCTGCGCGAAGGGCCGTGTCGCGGTTCTTGTCGTCCAGGGCGTTGCTGAGAGCATCGACTGCCTTCGGCTTGAGGGCGAGGATTTCTTGGTCCAGCCCGGTAATCCTCTGCTCAAAAGCTTTACGATACTTCTCTGTCTTCTGGATTGTGCCGATGCTGTTGGCATACATGCCTAGTTTCTTGGCAATCTCCACGTTAGTCATGCCACGCATCTGCATGGTCATGATCATGTACCACTTAGGAGAGAGCGGCCTCTCTTCTAAAGCTCTTTTCCGCCAAGCGGCAATGAGGGCAGGGTCGACGACAGAGAAGTAATTCGTCTCTAATCCGAGGCCAGGCCCCTTACGAGCAGTATGGCCTCCAACAAGAAAAGAGTCTCTAATCTGCTCATCAGTCAACGTCGGCGGCTGGATAGGCACTACTTCTCTTTCCCTTGCTGCTTGCCCTCGATGACGGAAGCTATACGGTCAGGGTAGAGGCGGGCGAAGTCACAGCGCGCCACTAGCTCGGCCAGCGTCGGCTCGGGCTTGGCCGGCTGGTGAGGCGGTAGAGGCTTGGTGGGCAGGTGGCTGTCCATGCGGGGAGGCTAGCACGCGGGGCGGCGGGTTGTCCAGCGGCGAGGTGGCTGCGGCGAGGTGGCGCGCCAGCGCGCTTACAACATACTCGGAAGTTGTCAGCTCTAGCAAGGGGGTTTAGATTAAAGAATACCCCCTCGGGGGGCCAGACCGCCCGCGCCGAGGCCATTCTACCTCTACTCTATATGCTCTAGTTGAGTACAACTCTAGTAGAGTAGGTTGTGTACTACTGCGAGAGTGGGGCTGCGAGTTGTTATCAGTCAAGGGTCGACACTAGAGTGGTTGCCGTGGCCTCTGAGTGAGGTCGAGCTTGGTGGCTAGGTAGCTGTGGGCGGAGGCTTCATCGCACTGGCGGGGCTGTGAGAGGCTTTAGCATTGCTACTGGGCCGTGGCATAACCTGGAGAGAAGGTAGCGGCTGGCTAGGCCGGCGTAGTGGAACGGATAGTGAACATGGACACAATGGCGCTGTAGCGTGGCGCGGCGGTCGCTGTAGCATGTCAACGTATATGGCCTAGGCGTAGGGTAGCTTCGATTCTGAGCGGCCGGACTTCTCTGAGGTCGGGGGGATGGTCTAATCTACATTTTCTATATGGATATATATATATGTATATAACCCTCTCTCTCCACTGAGGTCGGAGCCTCTCAGAGAGGTCCGGCTTTCCAGGACTGGGGTCCACTCTACGCCTGCGGCGTATACGTTGACATGCTACGCGCACTTTCCGGTGCGGCTGGTCGCTCGGCTGTCCGCCGCGCCACCGGACCTGCGGTCCGCCATCGTGTCCACGGTCGAGGTGCGACACCATGCCGCAGCAGCGATGCCGCCGCCAGCGTTGTAAGCGCCCTCACGCGCGCGTACTATTCGCTCCGCTCATATAGAGCATCCAGCCAGCGTCGTTTTTAGGCCGACGCCTAGGGCCGTCCCTTCCTGCGGGAATACGGCCAGTAGCGCACGATCCTAGACTGTTCTATTGAGCGGAGCTTTCGCACGGAGGTTCCGCTTATGAAGTACCACGCGAACATCAGCTTCCACGGCGTCACCAAGATTGAGTTAGCACCGCTGACACAGCACAAGCGCGGCAATGGCGAAAACTGGCAAGCGTTGACGATGTACCTCTACAATGACCGCGAGATTGTTGACAGTGTTACATTCTTCAGCCCCGATGCTGTCGAGCCTAGCTTGCAGGTAGTTAAGCAAGACTTTGACAACAAGACACAACCAGTAGAGCTTGATTTGCGCAAACTCGACTAGCCCACTCACAACCCCGCTCCGTTCAATAGAGCGGCCTAGGATCGCTCAACAGACTGGCTTGCTAGACCGCACCACGCGGGAGGCAAGCTATGAAGTATACAGTTACACAAATCGAGACTGCCCTTGATAAAGGCAGTCTTGAAGTGCGAGGCCAAAGCGGCAAGTTCTACAGTGTCCGCCGCAATGGTCAGACTAAGCGTTGGAAAAGCCGATATGATTATCGCGTCCGCATACCTGTCAAAGTAGGCTTTCGCGAGTGCTTTGCCTTGGAATGGAACAAAGACGGTATCTACAGCAGCGGCGAAACTCTCCGCATCAACGGGGAGGCATAGCCTATGACAACATTCACTCTCACCTACGCCCGTCGTCTCTACCAGCAAGGCGACAATCTCTACCGTGCCGCAGTCAAGACCCGGATATGGGAATTGCTGCGGACTGACCCGCAGCTAGACCTCGACAGTGTGTTCATCAAAGCTGTCGCGGCCGAACAGCGGTGCGAGAGGTTGCCATGACTTATCTCGATTTACAGATCATGACACTTGCTAGTGTCTGCTACGTACTGGCGCTATGCGCCATTTTGTCCACCTGACCCATCAACTCTTGTGCGGTCTAGTTAGCCAGTCTGTTAAACCCAAGTGACTGAAAGGAAGTGTCATGGAATTGATGCAAGCTAACCGTCAGTGGTCCTCGCGGCCTGCCGACGAGAGGTTTACCTCAATGCCTGAGTTATGCTGTTTTCTGGCCTTTGAGCGCGACCATAGTCAGCGCAAGGTTCTCGCCAATCGTGACTTGACGGTTATTCCGTCTACCACGGATGACAGAGACATTGCCATGACTGGGCCGAACGGCCATCCGGCGCAGTTCACACACTGGTCGTTTAACCAGTTATGCTCGCTGGCCGGTGTCCCTGCCTCGTACATTCGGGACAGTCAGATGCCCGGTCCACTAGCAGCAGACAACCTCAATTGGGGTCTACACCATCACCGCACTGTGGAAGACGTTAGCGTGCTCTTGCGTCGTTATCCGCCAGGATATGACCATCGGCCCGCTGGCACCTTCCTCGGCGCAGTGAACGGCCCCGAGTATGGCGTAGTGTGGAACGTCGAGATCGCCGATCAGGTCTACCACAATTTCGGCGATGGCCGCACTGGTCAGTTCCGCGTGCCCGGAGAGTTTGGCAAGAGTGTAGACGTGACTAAAGACAACACTACGCTCTACGCCAGCGATCGGGACATGTGGTGCTTTCTGGCCGATGAAGAGCGGCGGATCGAGGTTCCCAATCGCCGCAACGGCGAGCCCGGTAGCCTCGCCCGTGGTTTCTACATCAGCAACAGTGAAGTAGGTGCCTCCCGTCTAGTCCTCGGTATGTTCCTGTTCGACTACGTCTGTTGCAACAGGATCATTTGGGGAGCGCAGGACTTTCACGAGATTAAGATTAAGCACACCAGCGGCGCACCGCACCGTTGGGTCGAGGAAGTCAAGCCAATCCTTCGCACCTTTGCCGAAAGCTCGCCACAAGGCATAAGCGACACTCTCGCCGCCGCCCGGCAAGCCAAGGTAAAGGGCGATATCGAGACGTTCCTCGCTACACGCTTCGGCAGTAAGTCGATTGTGCCGAAGATCCGTGGACTATCTAGCCGACAGTTTAGAAGCGGCTGAGCCCTCATTCAGCCGCTCCAGGTTTCTCAAAGCCTGCGGAATAGAGGATGACAACAACAATGAATGACTACACGCTTGAAGAGCTGTTGAGGCTCCTCTTCATCATCCTGGCCGTCCTGATCGGCGGGCCGCTGATCGACTGGCTGGCTGGGAACTGATGCCGCTCAATTACCCTTGCTACAACAGCAACAACAGCAAGGGTAACTAGCAGCACCAGCCGCTGCAAACCCGGAGGGATGACACTATGACTCAGGTAGGCATAGCACTTCTTGGCTTTCTCCTTGTAATAGTTGCGTTTGTGGCTATAGCGGACTTCACGCCTATTGGATTTATTGTTGGAATGACGCTTTGGGCGCTCGCTGTTTATGTATCGTATTGCTTTTTAACAACCCTTTAATTGCGTCGCCGAAGCTGTTTGCCTCTACTTTGGAGTAACCTACTCATGGATCGCTACACTGTTGTCCCTAACCACGCCTCCGCGCGCAGTCGCGGCTGGCTTATCTACGACACTAAGAGCAATCTCACGCTCCAAGCTCCCGCCTATCCCGGCTACTGGCTAGACGAGCTAGAAGCAGTCGCAACCTGCGAGGCGTTGAACTTGCGTGAACTGGGCTATCAGGAGGTTACTGTGACAGAGGAACAAATCCTAAACCAAGTTCGTAAGCAGATCGAGAAGCTCCTACCTATCCTCGGCAATGGCCTTTCCTTAATTGACTTCATCGATGAAGTTGTCGGGATAACACGCAAGGCGATGGAGCAAGCTCGCCGCGAGGCTCTACGTGGTAATTGAGAGGAAGGAAATAAGCAAATGAAAGCTTTGAAGAACATCGCCCTGCGCTGGCAGGTCTACAGTATTCACAACCTACAAGCCAAACTTGTCGCCGCCTTTGCAGAATACTCCACTGCTCTAGCATACGCATTGGAGTATGTTGAAGGCGACAAAACAGACTACCGTATCGAAGACGGGAGCGAAGAATGACAGCACAACCTCACGACAAGGGCTACCGCAGCTTCCCACCCGAATACTTCGCGGTGCTAGACCGCGTGGAGCAGATGGCCGTCGACAAGCCATTCACCCTCGGCCCCTTCACTCGCAAAGACGCTCAAATGGGCCGCCGAAGCTTCTACCGCTTCCGCAACGCCCTTAACGAAGAAGGCGACAAGGGCGATCAACTCGCTCTCCGCTATGCCCCCGTTGCCAACCTGCTCAAGCTCGAAGTCAGCGGCGAAGGCAACACAGACTGCTACATCGTCTTTGCCTTCAACCCCGTTGTCGCCGCAATGCGACGGCTCGAAGCCGCAGAACACTCTTGACACCCCCACTCACCCTCTCTACATTCTCCGGCTAGGGACACTCCCGTCCCTAGCTTGGAGGATCACATGGCCGCTACCCGCATACAACGCGCCTATCAGTCCGTCACGGATGAAGGCGTTCTCAAAGTCCACATCTACTCCCCGATCAAGGATGAAGACGGCAAGCAAAAGGTCGTTCGCACCGTCGAGTACAACGCCGCAGAACTCCCCCTCGAGATGCAAGCCATCTGCGTCGCCAAGGGCCTCGGCTTCTACATGGCCGGGCGCTACAGCAACGCCGAGGACTGCGACAATCCCGATGATATTGCCGAAGCCTGCGATAGCCTCTTCGCCGAGATGGAGAAAGGCAGCTTCGTCCCTGGCCGTGGCACTGGTGACGGCGGCCGCCCGTCACCCTTCTTCGAGGCTCTAGCCGAATACCTCAAGATGCCAGTCCACGTCGTCATTCACCAAGTCCGCGAGGACAAGGTGAAGTTCAGCGCTGGTAAGCTGGCGCAGTTTGCCAAGCATCCGCCTATCGCGGCAATCACTGCCCGGATCGAGCAAGAGCGGGCGAAAGAGAAGGCTGCCAAGGCCAAGGC